CGAGATAGAGCGTCTCCGCGCCCGCGTCGATGCGCTGGAGTTTCACTTGCGCAAAATGATTGAATTTGACGGGACATGGAACGAAGTCCACGCGGCTGTAGACGCAGCCCGCGCCGCGCTGGAGGCCAAGCCATGAGCGACATCGTGGCGCGGATCGATGCGCTGATACCGCGCAACGCGGATGGGACGCCTCTGGCGTGGGTGGCGCGCTCCGTGTCGACGGAGATCCTGGCCGGAGCCGCTACCGAGATCGAGCGGCTGCGCGCACACGTGGCGGAATTGGAAGGCGCGTTGAGAGACGCCCGGCATAACGGCCTCATCTACTGGGAGCCGCAGACAACGCGCGGAGCCGTGGGACGAGCCGCAATGATGGCGCGTATCGATGTCATCCTGAACAAGAAGGCCAAGCCATGAGTACCAAGATCAAGACGTGGGCACAGAGGTGCAACGAGCATCCCGACCACCAGTCAGGCATGATTTCGGAGCGGATGATCCAGGCACGCATGCTCGAAGAGATCGAAGAGTTGCGTGAACACCTCGCCCGCGCGACCCAAAGACTTCGCACCCAGGCCAAGGAACAGGCAGACGCAGCCCGATACAGATGGCTCAAGGGCAGGCGCACCCTCTTTCTCCAGACAGACGGTGCCACATGGACGCGCCCCGACAAATCCAAATTCGTGGCATCGCACATGCTATCGGCAGACCAGACCAATTACGGCTCTGCCAAAACCCTTGACGAACTCATCGACCGCGCAATGAAGGACGAGCCATGATCCCCACCCGCCGCTGTCTCGATTGCAGTCACCACCTCCGCATCAACGTACGACACGAAGTTACGAACACTCCCCTCCTAATCTGCCGCCTCAGGCACAGGCCCCGCCACTACATGCCCCAATCTTTCGGGGACAGGCCCGGCTGGAAACGCAGGTGCCTTGACTTCCTTCCCGCAATGCCGGAGGTTTCCCCTACCCTTCCGAAAGGTAACCAATGAAGTTGCGCCAACTTGAACAGATGACCGACCAACTCCGTGCCCAGAAGGCAGAGCTTGACGGTCTCCTGTCCCAACTCAACCACATCAAGATGGGACCCCTCGTAGATCTCCGCATCTCCTCGACGGTCTCACCCCCAGTCCGCTCCTTCTTCGAAATGTTCGACCAGGATTACCACAAGAACGTCGCCAAGTTCTCCTACGTCGAGCGCAACACGATCCGCAGATGGCGCGAAGGTCGTGATCCCCGCCTCTCCTCCTTCGTCCAAGTTCTGGCCACACTCGGCTACACCCTCACCATAGAGAAGACCCATGACCATAGAAGAGATTCTCTCCCACTGCCAAGTACCCCCGGACAAGGTCCCTCAGATCCTAGCAATAGTGCGGACGGGTCGGGAACTTGAATCCATGGTCCGGCTCCAGGCCCTCACCCTTTCTGCCCACGCCTCCCTTGCAGAAGGCCGAGCACAGAAGGACATGAACCTGAGGGCGTCCGAACTCTATAGCATGGCCAAGGCTATGCGTGCCTACCTCGTCGCACAAGTGGAGACCTTCCTTGAGAATCGACCCGCAACTTGAGGCAGAACTGACTCTCCTCAAGACCCGCCTCAAGACAGCCCAGGCCGAGATCTCCTCGCTCCAGGCTCAACTCAGATCCCGAAAGGAATCCCGTGAGCAACTCGCCCGAATCCTCTTCCCGGAAACTCACGAACAAGTACAACCTGCCCCTGCCCCTGGTCGAAGCTCTAGCAGCTGACCCCTACGATTCAGGCGGGGCAGACCTGTCGGTCACTTCCATCTGGAAACCCACCCAACTCGTTGACCTTGTCCGACGACACCGATCCGAGATCGAAGTCGATGCGTCCGACCTCATCCCGTCTGCCCTCGGGTCCGCATTCCACACCCTGATGGAGCGGGCAGACCGGCACGCAATCAAGGAGAAGCGCCTCTTCGCCCACCTCGAAGGCAAGCTAATCTCTGGCCAGTTCGACCGTCTCCTCCTTGAGAACGAATCGGCCACCCTCCAAGACTACAAGGTGACGACCGTGGCCCGCTTCTCTCGGCACTCCGCAGGCACGGACGACGAGTGGGCACAGCAACTCAACACGTACGCTCTCCTTCTGCGCCTCAATGGGATCCAGGTCTCGGCCCTCCAGGTCATCGTCCTACTCCGTGACTGGTCCCGGAACATGCTCATGCGCTTCCTCGACTACCCCTCGCTCATGGTCCAAGTGGTCAACCTCCCACTCTGGGACCCGGCCGAGGCCGAGGAGCGTGTCCGTGCCCGCATCAAGGCCCACGAGACAATCTCCCCTTGCACCCCCGAGGAGATGTGGCATAAGCCTGCGCGCTACGCGGTCATGCGCGAAGGTCGGAAGAGTGCCCTCCGCCTGTTCGACAATGAGCAGGCTGCCCAGTACTTCATGTCCACCCAGAAGGGACCCTCCCTCTACATCGAGCGTCGCCCTGCCATCTACACACGGTGCGAAGAATACTGCGAGGCTGCCCCCTTCTGCCCCCAATGGAAATCCCTCAAGAAGGAGACCCCCGATGAGTGAATCCCAGGTCCTCGACAAGCACGATGATCCCCTCCTGACCGACTCCATAGGGGAACGCATCTCCTACTGGACCGGCACCTTCACAATCCGAGACCTCCAGAACGACATGCCCTCGGTCCCGGCCCGGCGCATCCACTCTCGGATCCGCACCCTGGTCAAGAAGCGGGCCATCGAGACCGTCTCTTTCGTCTACCAGGACAACGAGCGAGTAGCCCTCTACAGGATGATCCCCCTAGAATTCCGCCTTCCCCCTTCTGCCGAAGAGTACCTGCGCCAGAAGATGGGCAACCTCAGGTACGGCCCATGATATGCTACCGCGACCAGACATGGTGCCAGTCAGACTGTTCCAACTCCTCCTGCCATAGGTTCCTCTCAGATGCCCACAAAGAGAACGCCCAGAAAGCGGGCCTCCCCATTTCCTATTCCAACTTCAGCCACGCCTGCCCCCAATATAAACCTGATGATGGCCGATCTGGAGCACCTCCTCTACTATATTGCGATCAAATCTGAATCGGGCGAAGTCATCATCGGCTGCATCAATGACGAGGTCGCACAGGAGATTGCCCAGAGTGCGCGCCGCTGCCTCGCCCACGTGAACGAGTACTGGGGCAACACCTCGGAGGAATCCAATGTCGTGTAAGTGGGATGAGCGATTCCTGGCCCTGGCCGAGCACGTCTCCCAATGGTCAAAGGATCCCTCGACCAAGGTGGGGGCAGTCCTCGTCGGGCAGGACATCCGCGAAGTGGCCCTCGGCTACAACGGCTTTCCCCCAGGGATCGAGGACTCCCAGGATCGCCTCACCTCTCGCCCCATAAAGTTGCGCCTGACCCTTCACGCAGAGCGCAATGTCCTGGACAATGCCCGCTTCACCTGCCTAGGATCCACCCTCTACGCCACGCACCCGCCCTGCTCGGCCTGTGCCCTCTCCATCATCTCGCGCGGAGTTGCCCGTGTCCACGTCTGCCCCACTCCCTCAGACTTCCAATCCCGCTGGGGATCAGAAATCTTCTACGCCCGCGACCTCCTCAAAGAAGCCGGAATCGACATCAACTTTTGAACTCCTCGTCGAGATCAACAAGTGGCCCCCAGGTACCCACGTCCAGGCCCGCCCAGGTGACGGAGCGTACGACATCGTTCTGCCTGGGGGACTCCAGAGTTGGGCCTACCCCCATGAAATAAGGAAAGTGTGATGCCCTCATTTGCCCTCCACCCAAATTCAGGCCGGGTCAAACTCCTCCTCGTCGGGGATCCCGGTGCAGGCAAGACTGGCCTTCTCGCCACCCTGGCCAACCAAAACTACAAGGTCAGGATTGTCGATCTCGATAATAACCTCGGGATCCTGAACGCCTACCTCACCCGCGACAAGGCCCCGAACGTCACCTACTATTCCATTCCCGCCAAGGACCCCGAATCGTGGCGCAAGTCTGTCACGATCACCACCAAGTGGACGACGCCCGAGGAAGACCTTGGGGACCTGTCCACGTGGGGCTCGGACACGGTCCTTGCCATCGACTCAGCCACGTTCTGGAACGAAGCCTGCATGGCCCAGGTCCTCAAGGAGGCCGGCATCGCAGACGACAAGACGGGATTCGACCAGTCCCTCTGGGGCGTCATGGCAAAAAGATTTGAGAATCAGGTTGCCAGACTCACCTCGGACAAGTACAAGTTCCACCTGATCCTGATCTCCCACATTCGCCTCGTCGAGGACAAGCGCATGGGCATCACCAAAGTCATGCCCTCCTTCCTCGGCCAGCAACTTCCTAACGTCGTGGCCCGCTACTGCAACAACGTCTGGCACGCCACGCGCAAAGACCTTAAGCCCATCCTGACCACGCAGACGAGCCGGTCCATGGGCTACCTGAAGTGCTCCGCCCCTCATAAGGTGGCAGCCGAGGCGCCATTCGATCTGGGTGCCATATTCCGACAGATCGAGCAGAAGTGAGGATACCATGTCAGCTCTTAACGAACTGTATACCGAAGAAGATCTCAATCCCCGCTACGCTCCCCCGGGCACCTACCGAGGCTTCATCACCACGTACGAGACCAAGACTTCTGGCCAGGGCACCGAGTATGCGGTGATCTACTTTAAGATTGAGGAGGCCCTTTCAGGCCAAGACATGGAGGGCGTGGAACTCGGACGCCACCTCCAGTCGCGCCGCTTCTACTTCTCCAAGAAGGCGACGCCCATGTT